CCTTTCGTTGACTCATTTAGGCTAGGTACTACATGTAGTGGTCTGAGTAGGCTGTGGATACTATATATAGTATTAACAGACTAGTTGGTCTGTACATAGCTGCTATTTTAGGTCCCAAATTGGGACTATACCCATAATTCAACGATGTTTAATTAATCAAAATAGAATTAAATAGTCTATACATATCAATAACTTACTAGTCTAATGAGAACTATTCTCATTTATAAATGATAAAGGTATACTTATCTGTTTACTTACTAGTCTAATGAGAATCGATCTTATTTGTTTGTACTGTAATGTAGTTCTAATTTTTCAATTTTCAAATTCTTACTGAGTATTCTTGATAATTTACTTTAACTATTCAGTCTAGGTAGCCTTGACAGTTAATTATTTTTATGTTATCATGTTTAGTAAGACCTAGGGGGGTCGGTTAGAATGTAGTGGTACTAGATATTATATATATATAAAGATATGATCCCACAGTCTTTGGAGGGCTAAATTCTCAAAGTAAAAATCCCAGTAATTAAAAAATATGAAAATAATTGATAAAATCGGGAACTTTCTTATGTTTTGAATTGTCTAACATCCAATTAGCCTATAAAGATAATAGAAAATCTTTAAAATTCTACAAAAGGTCAGGGGGGTCTATAGAATTATAAAAACTATAATATAATATTAATTAATTAGGAAAATATAATGGAGATTCTTAAGATTATTACAAAATATTGTAAAAACTGTAATCAAGAGTTACAACTTAAAAATAATAGGGATATTGAAAGAAAGAAGTTTTGTAGTAGGTTGTGCAGCAATACTTACAATATGCATAAAAGAATATCTAATTTACCAAAATTATCATGTAAAGTCTGTGGCAATATATTTACACCTACTAACCTATCTAATAAATATTGTTCTGACCTTTGTAATTCTAAAAAGCAAGTAGAAAGATCATACAAGTACTTAAACAATAATCCAAAAGCTTATATCTCTCATTTATTATGCAGAAAAGGAAGAGAAGGAATATCTTTAGAATATATCATGGAACTATATCATCTTCAAGATGGTAAATGTAATCTCTCTAATATAGAACTGACATTTATAAAGAAGACTAATTCCCCTAAAGTCCACACTAATCTTTCAATAGATAGGATAGATAGCTCTAAAGGTTATGAAATAGGAAACATACAATTAGTATGTGCAATTGTAAACATAATAAAATCAACTCTGAGTAACGAAGAACTACTATGGTGGTGTTCTCAGGTAGTTGAAGGAGGATACCCCCATACCAAGTTCTAAAGGATATAATCGAGATTATAAACAGGAATATAAAGTCTCCCAATCCTCTCCATCAGAAAGAAAGAAAAGATCCTCTAGAAATAAAGCTCGTAGACTCTTAGTTAAATTAGGTAGAGTTTCTAAGGGAGATTCTAAAGATGTAGATCATATTTCTACTAATCCTCTTAATAATAGTTTAGGAAACTTAAGAGTTAAGTCTAAATCCTCTAACCGTTCATTCCGTAGAAATAAGAAGGCCCAGAAAGCATGAGTTATCCTAAGAAAACTATTCTAGTATCTGAACCTACTCTAAATGGATTAGAGGAAATATATGTAAGATCCTATCTTTCTACACTTTCTCATGGAAAAGCTTATCAGATAACTACAGACTCCAATAACTCTAATAATAATAATAATAAATATTCTAAACAAGAGAATATTAAATATCATATCCGTAAATCCCTCCAGTCTAAATATGAAGCTCTTTCCTTAGATCCAGATAAGATCTTAACTCTTCTTTATGAAGAAGCTACTTTCAAGGGAGAGAACTCCTCTCACGGTTCCAGAATAACTGCTATTACTCTACTTGGTAAACATCTTGGAATGTTTGTAGACAAGAAAGAAGAGAAGAATATTACCTATAATCTTATTAACTATGAAGGCACTAGTAATCCTGTTGAACCCTCTAAAGAAGTTAAAGAAGAGCTTACCTTAGAAGAACCAGTTAAATCAGTCGAAACTCCTAATATCCTCCAATTCGAAACAAGAGAAAACAATGGCAACAATTAAACAAAACGTTTCAAAACTAAGTTATGAATTGAGAAGAGGAGATACTTTTGATCCGACTATTACCTATAAAGACTCTACAGGAGCAGTAATTCTTCTTAGTGGCTATACTGCTAAGATGGACATTAAAGATGCAATAGATGGAAATGTTCTTCTCTCCTTAACTCACTTAGCTGGAATTACCTTAACAGATACCTCCCCCAACATCTCTATATTAATTGACGATAGTATCACTGCTTTATTTACTTTCGAGAATGCAGTATACGATCTTGAGTTAACAGATACTCTTGGAGTAGTAAAGACATTGGTAGAAGGAAGCATTCTTCTTAAGAAAGATATTACACTTTAAGGGAAGATTATGACTTGTAATTCAGAAATAATCATTGATTCTGAAGAATCTTCTATATCTCCAGAAGTTAGTTCCTCTGAGATCCAAGTAACTGAGACTAATCCAGTTATCCAACCAGAGACTACTGAGACTGTTCTTCTTCCAGATTCTACTCCATCTGAGATACAAGTAAATCAAATTGATGTTACCCTAGAACATAAATGTTCACAAGGTCCTGCTGGGCCTGCTGGTACCTCTAACACTCCTGATTCCTTTACTATCCTAATCCCATCAACTTCTACAGTCCTTTTAGATTCTGTTTCATTTAGCACTATTTGTTCTGGTAAATGGTTTTTAAGTATTAAAGACGCTACTAATGATCTAGTAAAAAACTTAGAAGTTTCAGGAAATTCTAAAGTGTCTAGAGAGACAACTTGGGTAGTAGCTGATGTCTTCGGAGATAGCATTTCTACAGCAATAACAGTATCAAATATACTAGGCTCTCTTGAGCTTTCTTTAACTAACAACACCTCCTTTGACTTAACTGTTAAGGGTACCCGTATTTCAGTATTTCAATAGATAATATAATAGGAACATCATGACACAGCAAATATTTAGAGCAGAATTAGGATTAGGAATAGACGAGGGAGTTTCTGTACTTAATCAAGTAGGAATCCCAGGAGTATCTCAAGAATCTATAGATGCTGTTATCGGTTCTTATGCTACTAATCTTACAGATGGATTACAGTATCGTAAGAAAACAGCAGGCTCTGGTACTGATAAATGGATTAAGATAGCAGATGCAGATGATATAACTGCAAGTGGTGGTACTGAGTCTTGGAGAGAACCAGCTATCATAAAAGATGATACTGTCTATGCCAACCTTGCAGCAGCAGAAGCAGCAGTAAACACTGGAACTATTGATGGAGTTACTCTTTCTGCTAATGATGAGATCCTTTTTACTGGGATAACTGGTGAAAATAAAAATGTATTCATTGTAACTGGTACCCCAGGAGCTGGAGCTACTCTTGTAGAAGATACTAATCTTCCAACGAATAATGATGCTATCTTAATAGATGATGGCACTTTTGCTGGTAAGCAGTTCAACTACAACTCCACAACAGATCTTTGGGCAAGGTCAAACCAAACTTCCTTAGATGAATTAGGGTTTATCCGTGCTTTTATCGGTAAAGATGGTTCAGGGACCGAAACCCCTACCTACACATCTACTGTTAATATTACCAACGGCGATACCTTAGAGGTTGCTGCTGGTAAATTAGATGCTGCCGTCTCTACCAACTCCACCAACATTGGAACTAACACTACCTCTATAGGAAACCTCCAGACAGAAGTAGACCTTATTGAAACATCAATGGGGGGTATGATAGATGCAACTGGTGCCTATGTTGCTCATGTTGGTACTAATTATATTGACGGTAATGCTAATGTAACTGAAGACCTCACAGACTTAGATACACAGATTAAAGCTAATGCTGATGCTATTGGTTTAATCTCTAATGATGATACTTTTCAGAACACCTTTATGGGTAAATCTGGATTGGGTGCAGAAACTCCTACTTACTCTTCAGCCTTAGTTGTTACTCAAAGTGGTAACTTAGAAGCTGCAATAGGAGAACTAGACGCTCATGCTGATCGAACTAATCATGAAGAAACTGCATCAGGTATTACTACTTTAACTGTAGTAGACTCAGTGTTAGTAGATGATGTAAAAGCAGTTCGTTGGTTAGTTCATGTTCAACAAGGTAACAAAGTACAAACCTTTGAAATAGATGCTACTCATGACGGAACTATCTCAGCAGATGCTGTGGATACTGATTTTACCAAGTATGCTAAACTAAAAATGAATGGTAATATTGTAGGTTTAACTGTAGCTGTTAGTCTTACAGGCGTAGCAGCAGCTCAAACTATGCAATTGACTGTCACTTCTAGTGCAGCAGTAGAAGTATCATCTTCTAGACTTTCAGTAATCTAATGATTGAAATAGGAAGTATTGATGTCTGAAGATGTAAAAAATGCCTATGAAGTAGACTCTTTGATTATAGGTCAAGGAGATAACCAAGCAGGTTTCTTTGCTGGAGGGGTTTTACCTCATATTGCAGTCTCTGATGCTCCTGCTCATTCTACCTATTATAGGAACACAGGAGAAGTCTTTAGGGTTAATGACCAAGGAAGCTCTGTAGAAACTAATTGGATAGACATAACCCCCTCAGCTTCTCAGTTTGGAGAGATTCCTTTTATTACCTTTAGTGGTGGTATTGATAACATTGCTCTTACAGGAACAAATGAAATACCATTTATTGCTGCTAATGGCAGCATTGATAACATAGGACTAGTATAGTGTTATCTCAATCAGAATTAAAAAAACATATACATTATAATCCTGATACTGGAATTATAACTAGAATATTGTCAACAAGCAATAGGGTTAAGGTTGGCTCTGTTTGTGACAATAAGAATAATTTTGGGTATATTCGTGTTGGTATTTGTGGCCGTAGGTACCAAGCCCATACTGTTATATGGTTATACATGACTGGCAAGTTTCCAAAGAAACAGGTTGATCATATGAATCATATTCGTGATGACAATCGGTGGTGCAATTTACGAGAAGTAACCAGTAGAGAAAACAGTTTAAATTGTAAACTCTCAAAAAATAATACCAGTGGGTTTTCTGGAGTAAGTTGGAATCCGTTAAATAACAATTGGAGAGTTAGAGTAATGGTGTTAGGGGAGACTATAAATGTTGGTAGTTATAGGTCTAAAACAATAGCTATTAATAAAAGTAAACAAGCATATAAGTATTATGGGTTTCATGAAAATCATGGGAGTGTATCTTGAGTGATGTAATACCTTTAAAAGTAGTAAGGACAGTAGGAGATACTACAGCCTTAGCAGAGTTTACACCTACAGATACCGTCCCAATTAACCAAGGAGGAACAGGTGCTATAACTCCAACTGATGCTAGAACTAATCTTGGAGCTGCGAGTGATGCTGATTTAACCTCCCATACCTCCAATACTACCAACCCACACTCTGTAACCTCAACTCAAGTAGGAGCTATTCCTACAGCAGAGAAGGGAGTTGCTAATGGGGTTTCTACTTTGGATGGTGGTGGGAAGATACCTGTATCTCAAATACCAGCTACAGCCCTCCCAGAGGTTCATGTAGTCGCCGATGCTACTGCTAGGTTAGCCTTAACCGTTCAAGAGGGTGACGAAGCTATTCAGTTAGATGACGGTTCCCATTGGATTTATGATGGGGCAAGTTGGCATGTGAGACCATCGGCAAGTGCTATCTTTGGAAGTGAGTTTCAACTAGCTGAAAGTTTAGGAGTAAGTACTACCCTCTTTGATGAAAATCAAACTGCATTCCAGAATAAATTATCAATGACTACAGGTGCCTTACCTTTAGGTGACTACCGAATTGGTGTTTCTTATGGGTGGAACTCAGATACAACTGCCTACGATTTTGAAGGAAAATTTTTAGTTAATAATATCCAAGAAGGTGAACTTCATAAGCAAGAGGCACAAGATAGCGCAGGCAGTTTCTCTACAACCGGAACAGACCAAAGACATTACACTTCCCGTACTTTTTACTTACTTCAAATATCAGGCATTCAAAACTTCGATTTAGAATACCGTTCTAGCTATGCTGGTGGTGATACTCCTAGAGAAGCTAGTATGTGGGATGCAAGAATAGAAATATGGAGAGTAGCATGATATTAACTTATGATATAGCCTTAGATTTTACTAACGGAGTACATTTACCCTCCTTAAGCGAAGAGTTAGCAGCATCCTTTCATCCAGTGCTCTCCCTTAATGCTGAAAATGGTTTTGTGAGTATCGGGTATTCAATAGATAAAACTCCTACAGAAATAAATGTTATTAATGGGGTTATTAGTGCTCATACTGGAGTTAAACCTCCAGACACTAGTATCTTAGAAACAATAATGTTAATACCTACAGACCAAGAAGTCAAAAATAGTAATGATTGGCAGGATTTCGGTGGAGTAATTGTTTCTGGTGGTGGTTTTGGTATTAATAAAGATAATATAAAAGCTCAAATTACAGGACAATATAAAATAAAATCAGGGAATGATGCTGAAGTTTGCTTATTAGAAACAGGTAGTTGGAATATGCTTCCAGATGTTGAGCTCATGCAACCCCATCATATCTTACAATCCAGCAATGATATGTGGCTACCATTTACTACTTTTACTAATGTAGACATAAGGGATGGATATTGGGCTTATGTGTTTAGGGCCAGAGCTGGTAGTTGTGATGGTTTTTATCTTAGATACTTAACCATGTCAATTGTTGAAATAGAATGATGCTTGAAATAATGACTAAAGGGAAATATTAATGTTTAAAAACGACACTCCAGCTATTCTTAAAGCCTTATCTGAATCAGACTCTAGAATGCTTGCTAGGATGGATAAAGACAGAGACCAACATGATGTTCGATTAGATAAAATAGAGACATCAATACGTGGAGTAGACAAAGATTTAGCTGGGTTGAGCTCTATAGTAGCTTCTAACTACCAAGCTGCTCTTACACACGTAGAAGCAAAGAAATCAGAAATAAAGGAGGAGGTGTCTGATAAATATGCAACAAAGGAAGAGCTTGAGAGGGAGACTGTTTCCCTTAAGGACTCTCTAAGCAATGGACTAAACTCTCTTAGAAATACTGCTAAAATAATCTGGGCTGTGGTGTCCACTGTAGTCTTAATTGCTGTTTGGGCTAGTAAAGAAGGTTTCCTTTGAATATTACAATACCTTACGAGTTTGAACCTAGACCATATCAATTAGATTTATTTAGAGCAATGGACTCTGGCTTTAAGAGAGCCGTTGTAGTATACCACCGTAGAGCAGGAAAAGATAAAGCACTTTTTAACTTAATAGTTAAGAAAGCATTCGAAAAGAAAGGTGTTTATTATTATCTTTTCCCTGAATTTGCTCAAGGTAAAAGGGTTATTTGGGACGGAATAGATGGATCTGGATTCAAATTCATGGATCATATTCCAGACCAATTCATTCAGTCTAAGAATGGAACTGATATGAAAGTTGAATTGACAACTGGGAGTATTATTCAGATTATAGGAACTGATAAATTTAACAAAGTACGTGGAGCTAATCCGGTAGGATGCGTGTTTAGTGAGTTTGCTTTCCAAAACCCTAAAGCATGGAATATTATCAGACCTATCCTTAGAGAGAATGGAGGATGGGCAGCATTTAACTCTACTCCTAACGGAAAGAATCACTTCTATGATCTTTTTAACATGGCTAAATCTAATCAAGCTTGGTTTACCCAGTATGTTACTGTAGAAGATTCTAAAGATAATCTTGGAAACAGGATAATAACAGAAGAAGATATACAGGAAGAAAGGGATTCTGGGATGTCTGAAGAAATGATTCAACAGGAATTTCAATGCAGCTGGGTTGCAAACTCTCAAGGGTTTTATTATCTCCAATATCTCGAACAAGCCCAGAAAGAGAAAAGAATAACAAATGTACCCTTCGATCCTAGTGCTACAGTAGAGACCTGGTGGGACATTGGAGCAGGAGATAAAACTGCTATTTGGTTTACTCAAACTATGGGTAAACAAATTCATATTATAGATTTCTT